CCGCAGCAATCGCTGTGAGCTAAACACGGGAACGGGGAACCCACTTGGTTTAAGTCCAAGAACTGGGGGGATCTTCTTTCTGCTTTACCCACCCCAATGGATCCATCAGTTGCCTCAACTTCTAGCGATGGGACAGCTAAAACTTTTCCGTTGGAGATTGGACGTTGGCGACGCAGTGGAACGCGCCGCGGGGTACGATCGGGCCAGCAGAAGGCGGCCAGGGGACGTGTGGTGGCCGTACGCGACTTTCGAGTCGCTAACGGCACTGCGGCAGCTGGAGAGGATGGAGGACCACCTTATCCATCTTCATCGGCTTTGGATAGCGGATTGGAGGGGTCAGCGCCAGTCGTGGTTTGGAGCCATGATGAGGCTGCGGAGAGATTGGTTGGCCACTTACGGCTACTTGTCGGTTTTAGCGAGCGATCTGCTAAAACACCGGCGAGTTTGGCTCGGAAGGGAGATGCTTGGTGCTCAAAACATCGTGTGCATCTTGGAGAAGTGGCGAGCGAGGACAGGCTTGTTGAATTTATTCAACGGGCAGTTGTCTCCGCAATGGAGCCTACGCCAGAAGAGTTGGCTTTGGTTGATCTCTATGGCAGTCCGCTTAGGATGGAGGGCATCTCCGTCATTAATGCCGCGGCGACTGAGATGGTCGACATACGGGTTCGAGTCGGCTTTGGCTGGAAGGTCATGGCTGCAGCAACTGTCGCAGCAACCGCTGGACTTGCTATCACGGGGCGCCCTAAAGGTGCAGCGTCGATGGCAACTGTAGCGGTTGCTGCGGTGGGAGTTGTGGTTGCCGGTGAGTACGGCTCAAGGATTCGATCGTGGTTCAGGCGTGCGTGGATCGGCCCACGCATTCTCTGAGGGTGCCCAGTGAGGGTTCCCGCGGTTTGCGCTTATCCTAAGGTTCTAGAGGAGATGGCTGCAAACCACGGGTATTTCCGTCCCCCTGATCACTGGGAGCATAATCATCAACGCCGGTTGGTGCGGATTATTCCGCCGATACCGCAGCTTTGGACGTGTTTCACACATGCGTCGTGTGTTGGTAATGAGATCGTTTCCGCTAGGAATCGTGTTTTGGGTAAGGTCCCATTACCAACACCCGATGGCATCCGTAAACTATACGCTGAAGTTAGGAGGCTTGCTAGAAAGTTCGGGCATTTGGAACCCTGGACCTTCAAGCGTGTCATCGATAGCTTTCCTAGTACTAGGCGTAAACGTTATCAGGATGCCTATGACTCATTGCAGATCAGCTCACTTGGTTACCGGGATGCCATTATCTCAGCCTTTGTTAAGGCTGAGAAAATGAATCCCGGTGACAAAGTGAATCCTGACCCGCGTATGATACAGGCACGTGATCCACGTTACAATCTTGTAATCGCAAAATACCTTCGTCCTGTAGAGCATATTATTTATAATTTGCGGGACGAATGGGATTTGCGTATGGTTGCTAAGGGTCTCAACCAGTCCGATCGAGCGCAATTGTTGAAAGACAAGTTTGCGCTTTTTGATTGTCCTGTCTGCATTTGTATTGATGCAAGCAGGTGGGACAAGCATATTTCAAAGGACATATTGGTCGTTGAGCATTCTTTCTACAAGGCTCTTTTGCCCTGCTATCCTGAGTTCGAGCGTGTGTTGAGTTGGCAACTTCGCAACACGGTTAGAACTTCTGGCGGGGTGAAATATCTTTGCGATGGAGGTAGAATGTCCGGCGATATAAACACTGCTCTTGGAAATGTGCTTCTGGCTGTTGTCATGATACTCTCAGCAATCCGCGCTTTGCGAGTACGAGCTGCCATTGTCGACGACGGCGATGATTTGTTAGTAATTTGTGAAAGCTCAGATGTACAGTTTTTAGTTCGCGAGCTACCAAAACAGTTTGTCGGGTTTGGACAAGAAATCCGCATAGAGAATGTCACCGACGACATTCGCAAAGTTGTCTTTTGTCAGACACGTATGGTCAGCAATGGGAAGGCTGATATCATGGTACGTGATTGGCGAAAGGTCATGTCGCATGCTTGCTGCGGGACGAAACATTGGAATGATCCACATATGATTCGTCCCATGCTTGGCCTTGTTGGTTCCTGCGAGCTGGCTCTCAATTCTGGGGTGCCGGTTCTGCAGGAGTTTGCATTAGCCCTAATCCGCAATGCAAAAGGCAAGATGGCAAAATCATCGCACGCGGAGTCTGCTGGACTGTTCTACCGTGTTAAGTATGAGTTCGGCTCTGTAGAGTCGGCACAACTTAACGCGGTGGAGCAGCCCATAACAGACTCTGCGCGCCTTGCTTTTGAGCAAGCATTTGACATGCCTGAATGGGAACAAAAGGCAGCTGAGGATCGTTTGCGTCGTTGGAGTATTGACACCACAATCAGAGACTATCCTGAAGAGTGGGATCCTATGTGGGAAGATCATGTCCATCCCGACAACACAATTTCTGACATTTGGTGAGCCTAAGGGTGTGGGGACACCTGCATAGTGCTGTGCTGGAATTGACCAGTTAGCGAGGTTGCTCCGGTGCTGTGTGGGCAGCCATTGTCGACCCAAAACAATTAGTGCTCGTGTGCATAATCCTGAGCTAGGACGGATACACCGTTACCTAAGACTAACCATCACCTTTATGGGGGCCTGGTAACGGTAATTACATTTTCCCTTGAAAGGCC